CCTGTAGAAGTGGCAGGCTTGACCAGTATCGGTGGGCTTGAACTTTCGGCAGATACCATTGACGTTACAACTCTTGCTTCTGATGGTGGTTATCGGGAGTTTATTGGTGGATTTAAAGACGGTGGGGAAGTATCTCTTGAAGGTTACTTTGAACCAGAGGAAGGCAAGGGACAAAAAGAGCTCCATGACCTATTTGAGAGTGGAGAAACAGAAACATTCAAAATACAATTTCCCAATAATATTGCCAGCTGGGAATTTGATGGCGTTGTAACTGCTTTCTCCACTAGTGCAGACCTGGAAGACCCACTTGCATTCTCTGCAACTATCAAAGTTAGTAGGAAGCCTACTTTAACCGTTGGAGCAGGAACTTAAAGGCTAGAGGTGGCTCTAGCCTTATATTTTTCTTCAACGGCAAGCACGAAAATTGTAAAAGCCGAGGTGGGCTAAATGAGTTTTTACCCCATTCAACTCGACAAGATGCGAAACTTCAAATACGGCATGAAGGCGCTGCATTTGATAGAGAAAAAACTGAAAAAGCCTATATCCAAAATAGATATGGAAAACCTCACAATGGAAGAAACGGCAATAATGATATGGGCGGGGTTAGTGCATGAAGATAAAGACCTTACCCCCGAAAAAGTAATGGACTTGGTAGATGAATATTCCAATATAAAAACCGTCGTAGAGGCTATGGGTAAGGCATTCCAAAGTGCGTTCGGCGATCCTCAAGAGGCGAAAGAAGAAAAAAACTAACTGAAGGCGGCGAGGAAGAAGAGTTTAGTATCGAAAAAGCTCTCGAACTCGCCGCCTTAATTAATATTCCTATCAGTGAGTTTTGGGAGATGACGCCAAGAGAGCTAAATATAACTGCAAAGGCCTACCAAAAAAGAAAAATTGAGGAGTTTAAAGAGGAAATCACTATTGCATATTTGAACTCATATTGGACAATTGCCTGGCTCGGAAAGCGGCATCAGCAACCGAGACCGTTAAAAGAGATTTTGAACAGTATTGGCCGCGAAAGAAAGATTATGACTGACGAGCAAATGCTTGAACGAGTGAAAGCATTGAATGCGATTCTGGGCGGGGAGGTGAAGGTGGTTGGCAGTAGTTAAAAACTTAATGGTAAGATCGGGCGCAGATTTTTCGGCTTTATATAAAGAGATGAACAATGCCCAAAAGCGCATGAACTCATTCCAAAAAGGCATTAATAAAGCTATGAAAGTAATAGGCATAACCTTAGGCAGTTTGGCTGTGGGGAAACTGGTTAAAGACAGTACACGGATGGCTATGGGCGTAGAAACCGCAATACAGAATATTAACCATAATATGGGTCAATCTGCCGAGGCATTTCAAAACTGGGTTGAGACTCAAAGCAAATCCCTGGGTATGGCCAAAGCAGATGCTTATGAATATGGATCTATATTTAGTAATTTATTAAGTAGCTTCACCTCCGGCGCGCAGGAAACCGCCGATCAAACACAAGAGCTCATGAAAGCTGCTGCTATTATAGCCAGTAGGACCGGAAGAACTTATGATGACGTAGCAAACAGGATTAGGTCGGGTATGTTGGGCAGCACAGAAGCTATTGAGGATCTAGGTGTATATACGAATATTTCCATGATAGAAAGTACAGAGGCTTTTAGACGTTTTGCTGGCGATAAGTCTTGGGCGCAGCTGGATTTCCAAACTCAACAACAGATACGTTTAGCAGCTATATTAGAGCAAACGTATAAGAGGTATGGCGACACATTAGCTGATAATACCCAACTAAGACAAGCGCAGTTTATTGCTAGCCTTAAAAATATCCAATTGTCCCTAGGGCAAGCCTTCCTGCCGATTTATAACGCTGTGCTCCCGGCATTGACAGCTATGGCAAATGCCATAGGTAGAGTAATTAATTTAATTGCTCAATTTGTTACGGCTCTATTTGGTGCTCCAAAACAGGCACAAGCACAAGCGACAGCCATACAAAGTCAGGCAAGCGCAATGACGGATTTGGGGGCAGCAACAGCAGGAACCGGTAAAGCAGCGAAAAAGGCTGCGAAAGAAGCAAAAGGGGCACTAGCGGGATTTGATGAAATAAACCAGCTTGCCAAACAAGCAAAGGATGATGCTGGAGGTGCTGGGGAAGCTGGTGGCGGCATAGGTACTATCAGCACTCCAGCTTTAGCTTTAGACACAGGCGGTTTTGCCAGTGCAACGGTAGAAGTATCCGAGAAAATACAAGCTATGGCAGATAGAATTAAAAGTGCTATATCAAGTGTGAAAAACTTTATTAACGAAAACAAAACAGCTATAATAAGCGCTTTGGCTGGAATTGGGACAGGAATAGGGGTATATTTAATCGGTACACATTGGTCAGAAATAGTAACAGTAGTAAAAACAGCGATGTCAGCGGTTGGCGGTGCTTTATCTTCAATATCAGTACCAATATTAGGGGTAGCTGCATTAATAGGTTTAATTGTTGCTGCAGTGGTAGACTTATGGCAAAACAACGAGGAATTTAGGAATAAAGTTATAACCGCATGGAATGGAATAAAAGACACACTCAGCAACATTTGGGAAACAATCTTAAAACCAATCTTTGAAGCTATTAAAGAAGTATTAACTGACGTTTGGAACAATGGCATAAAGCCGCTTTGGGATAAATGGAAAAAATTTGTTGGTAGTGTAATTATGTTAATTTTAGACTTGTGGAATGGGCTTAAACCTGTTGTAGATTGGATAATAAAAACGTTTGGTCCTGCGTTCGTTGAGGTATTCAAGTTTGTATTTAACACAATTAAAAATATTGTGATGCTTATCATAAATATAGTGAGCAGTTTGTTAAGCGCTTTTTCAGGAATCATTGAGGGTATAAGGAAGATATTTAAAGGTTTAATTGATTTTGTAGTCGGCGTATTTACCGGCGATTGGCGGAGGGCCTGGGATGGTATAAAGTCCATATTCAGCGGTGTAAAAACTGCAATATCCAGTGTTTGGACAGGAATTAAGTCAATTTTCAGCACCATTATTAACTATGTAAAAAGTACATTTAAGAACGCTTGGAGCACAGCCTGGAATAGCATAAAAACAATATTTAGCAATGTATTTAATAGTTTAAAAGGGATTGTAAAAGCTCCTTTGAACTTCGTTATAGATGCTGTAAACAAAGTTATTAGAGGTATAAACAGATTTAAAATTGACATACCTGGTTGGGTAGCATCTTTGGCTGGGGTAAAAGGTGGGAGCATTGGTTTTAATATACCGACAATCCCACGGCTTGCACAAGGCGGAATAATCACATCTCCGACCATAGCAATGGTAGGTGAAGCAGGAGCCGAGGCTGTGATGCCACTTGAACGCAATACCGGATGGATAGACATATTAGCCGGCAAATTAGCAAGCGCTATGCAGGGTGTACAGCTTGCAGGCGCTGGTGGAGACATATATGTCTATGTTGGCAATGAGCAAGTAGACGCATACATTCACCGCTCACAAGACAGGCGCAATATCAGGAGCAATGGGAGGTAGGTATTATGGCCCTAATTAAGATTGGATCTACAGATTTGCCGGCTCCTGTGGAGTATAGCGTTACTTTACAAGATATAGACAGTGAAAACACAAAGAGAACCGAAACAGGACTGTTGCAGCGTGACAGAGTGAGGGCTGGGGTATACAAGATACAAGCCAAATGGATAGTTACAAAGACACAGTTAAAAACCATTACTGATGCTATCGCTCTGGCAAAATTCTCCGTTACTTTTTTTGATCCAACTACATCTACCAACCCTACAAAAAATATGTATTGTGGCGATAGGAGCGCTAATCTGATACTCAATAAGAGCAATCCAAATGAAAGCATGTGGGAGCTTTCTACATCGTTCATCGAATACTAAAGGGGTGAGGGCATGTATCCTGTGAGTGCGGCCTATAAAACAGTTATAGCGCAGAACGAAAGAAATGTACGAATAACCGGCACTATCACTCTTAAAGACAGCTCTATTATTAATATTTCTGATGAAGACATTCTGCAGGGCAGCCTCTATTTTACTGAGCAATGCGTATCCGGGGAAGATATAGAAATCGGCAACGTCTATGCCTCTGAAATGGGATTGACGCTGACGTCGCCTCCTGAGAATCCGTACAGCTTGGATGGTGCCAGAATCATCCTTAATTTTGGCATAGAGACCAGCGAAGGCGTATGGGAATACGTGCCTTTAGGCTATTTTTATGTAACCGAAATTGAACGGAAACATACTGCAGTAAATCTAAAAGCCCTGGATGGGCTTATTTTATTTGATACAGACTTGACCGGAGTATTAACTACCGGCTTACCACGTGCCATAATTGATTCGTGTTGTACCAAGGCGGGCGTTGTGCTGGCAACAGATACAAATACATTCAACACGTTTGCAAACGCTCTGACGGCGTTTTCTGTGCCGGAGGACAGCAAGATAGAGACCTGTCGCGACTTAATCATGTGGGTCTGTCAATTAACCGGCACGTTTGCCCGCATGAACCGGGAAGGACAGCTTGAAGTAATCCCTGTAACCGCCGGGTCAAGCGTCAAGACGATAAGCAAGCCGGAACGGTTTACTTCCGATGTTTCCGACTTTTATGTGAAAATTACAAAAGTAACCATGAAGGTTGGCGAAGAAGAATATTCCCAGGGAACAGACGGCATGACGCTGGCCCTGGAAGAAAACCCGCTGCTGGCCGGAAAGAGCGAAGCGGAGATAAATGCGGCCCTGGCGGAAATTTTGGCCCAGGTGACTGAAGCAGAATATACCCCCTAT